CAGGGGTGGGTAGGTTCTTCAGAAGAGGAACTTAAACAGTACCGTAAAATTTCTCTTAATCTGGCTACGCCGTTAAAAGTCCTTCAGTGGTTGAATGGAATTATTACTGATGGGGATAATGCGGAAGTGATGATTAAGCATAGAGATTCTATGGAATAATTAGGAGATTTAGTATGGCGGCTACCCTAGAGGATGCTATCCAAACAGGACTAAGAGATGTTGAAGTTATAGAAGAAGTAAAAGAAGTAGAGGAAGTTGAATCCTCGTCCGAAGGTGAAGTAGAAGTAAATGAGGCATTAACTGCTCGTGAAAAAGCGATGGATGAAATATTTGCTACGAGAGAGAAAGAGCTTGAAGAAGAAATCGGAGAAAGTTTCAACGAAGTTGACTCTTCTGAAGAAGTAGAAGAAGTGGAAAAAGTGGAAGTCGCTAATGATTTGCCTATCTGGAAAGACGGTGATAATTGGATGACAACTGTAAAAGTTGATGGGGAGGAAGTTAATGTAGCGTTTGATTCATTAAAGAATTCTCATCAAAAAGATAAAGCGTCTCAAAAACGTTTTGAAGAAGCTGCGGAGTATGGTCGTCAAATTCAAGAAAGAGAGGAGCATTTAAATGCTTACATTGCTAAAGTTCGACAATCACCTGCACCGCAACAATCGCCGCCATCAAATGACGCGGCACCAGAAGTGTCTGAAGACAAATCTGAATTAGTGAAAAAATATCATCAGGCTTTATATGATGACAATGCGGATGAAGCCGCAGAGTTGCTTGTTAAATTAACGCATAGTGGGCGTACTAATGGTGCCACCCCAAATGTCGATCAAGCAGTGCAACAAGCCTTAGAAAGGCATATGGCGCAACAGCAAGTTGAGAATCAAAGGCAACAAGAATGGGCTTATCACAAATCAAGAGAAGATTCTGTAAATTGGTTCAATGATCAATACCCTGATATTGCTAATATTTCTGAATTTAGAGCAATCGCAGATAATAAAACTATAGAGTTACAACGTGAGAATCCTAGTTGGACTCCTCAGCAAATTATCCAAGAGGCTGCTGATCAAACGCGTGAATGGGTAGAGAAAACTTTACCTAAACAAAAAGAAGATGTTAGGGTGAGGCGTAAGAAGAATATTTCATCTCATCCTAAATCGGCTAGTGCATCTGTTCAAATTGTAGATGATGAGCCAGATCCGGAAACGGTAAAGGACATTATCGAAGAAATGAAACAGTCACGGCTTAAACATCTTCAATAACAAACTAGAGGAGAAGTAAAAATGGCAGGACAAGTATGGTCCGTCAACGCCTCCGGTGGTTACATGTATGCACTGAACCTCAGCCGACAACTGAGAATGGCTGTACAGCCTATCGTTAAGTTTCGGCAGTTCTGTGATGTCAAGGATGCAGCCCATCAGGGTTTGCACCGTGGCGATACATTCCATTGGAATGTGTTTAGTGATGTAGCCACTGAGGGTACAACCTTAGTGGAAACCGATACTATTCCAGAGACTTCTTTCACGATTACTCAAGGATCAATGACGATCACCGAGGCAGGTAACTCTGTCCCGTGGACCGGTAAGTTAGATGATCTATCTGAGCAACCCGTGGCTGAAATCATCAGGAAGGTATTAAAAACAGATGCGAAGAAAGCATTTGACACCTTAGCCGCAAATCAGTTTGATCTTGCTCCAGTTCGTGTTGCGTCAGCAACCGCAACTGATGCAGTGGTTACGACTGAGAACGGCGCGACTGTTACTACTAATGCTGTAGCATTCGGTAAAGACCATGTCAAAGCGATTGTAGATGTCATGAAAGAGCGCAATATTCCAGCATATACTGGAGATGATTATTACGCGATTGGTTGGCCTACAACTTTCCGAACATTGAAAAATGATCTAGAAGATATCAAGCAATATATCGACCAAGGTTTTCGCATGATAATGAACGGAGAAATCGGTCGTTATGACGGTGTTCGTTTTATCGAGCAAACCTATCGTGCAAAAGGCGGTGGCTCCAGCGGTATGGGTACAGCGGCCACTGTATGGTCTGGTGGATTTTCTGACTGGATTGTATTTTTCGGAGAGGATACCGTTGCTGAAGCAGTTGCTGTTCCAGAAGAGATTCGAGGGAAAATTCCCGGAGATTTCGGAAGGGACCGTGGCATTGCATGGTATTATCTAGGCGGTTTTGGCATCGTTCACCCACTCGCATCAGGAGCCGCGCAGTCGCGTATCGTGATGTGGGATTCTGCGGCTTAAAGGAGGAAATATTATGAGTTATAGTAATCCAAAACCTCTTGTGTATTCAGATGCTACAGAGACTGACTTTGGTGCAGGAACCGGAACTCCTTGGAGCTTTAAAGGGCCGAAAGGAAAACAGGGTGTTTTGCGAAATATTGGTGTTCATGTTACAGAAACCTTTGTGGATGATTTAATTACCGGAAAGGTTCAAGTTGGCACAGCCAGCGATGCGGATGCTTATGGATCGTTGGAAATTGCTGATGGTACTGCAAATACCGATACTTTTAACAATGTCGATGATACAGACTGTCTTTTTCTTAATTCAGCTAGTCAAAATAATACGCTTGCAGCCGATACTCAGATCGAAGTTACTTTCGTTAAGGCTACCGACTCTGGAGGTTCTCCAGCTGGTAAAGGCAGGGCGTATGTTGAAGTTGATTGGTTCTAAGGAGGTCTATTATGGCTAAAGATACAGCAAGTGGTAAAATCCCAGCAAATGGTTTGTCTTCAAAGGAAGATGTAGCAAAAGAGACGCTTGCGTCTTTGGCGCTTGCTTCCCATGGCCCAAATCAAATGCCTATGGGCGTTGTACACAAGAAAATCTCTACGGATCGTGGTTCGTTTGATTTTCGTTAGTATTGTGTTTAATTAGGAGAAGAAGATATAGGGCTGTGTGATTCTGTCGGAGAGACTACCTCCTCCTTATGAGTTTCACACGGTTCTATCTTCACAACTTGGGGGGCGGGTGTTGAGCTACGACTCACCCCGTTCTTCATTTCCTTTTATAGGAGTTTTATAAATGCGAAGTTCAAGAATTAATGTTATAACCGCCTATCTTGATGGGCGATCCGCTACAGTAAGCGGAAATGACGCATACGGACATGACACTCCTGCTGGTCGGGGTTTTTACACTATGTCTGATATGTCAGATGAGCGTTCTAAAGAATACATGAAAGACCAAAGAAGTTCTACGAATATGGCGCGTGTTGAAGGAGAGATGGTTGGCTCTTGGAATCTTGATTTTTAACTTTTTATGAGTAATTTTCTTGAGTTGTGCAAAGACATGGCTAGAGATGTGGGCATCCCCGGAAGCGGCCCTTCTAGTGTAACTTCAAGCAGTTTATCTGAAGAAGAAAACTCTATTATTCGTTATATAAAAAAAGCGGATATAGATATACAGAGCAGGTGGTTTGATTGGGATTTTCTCTGGTCTGAAGCAAGTATATCCACTATTATTGGAACCTCTACTTTAACTAGCACTAATACAGGATTCCCTTCTGCTTTGGGAAACTGGAAGACTGACTCTATAGTGTGGGAAAAAGCTACAGATGATTATTTAGTTTTAGAGCATATGTTCTGGAATGAGTATAGAGATACATACAAATATGGAACCATTCTCTCCGATTCTCCAGAAGTCTACGCAATAAAGCCGGATAATAATTTAGATCTTTACCCAACTCCTGATGCAATAAAAGCAATTTCTGCTGAATACTGGAAGACTCCTACTGAAATGTCGGTGGATGGATCTGATTCTGCTATACCTTCTAGATTTAGGAAGATCATAATAGCAAGGGCTAAAATTTATTATGCTGAGAATGAAGATGCTACAGAGATTTTAGAGGGGTCTTTAACTGAGTTTGAAGATTTGCTTGACAAACTTGAAGCGGATCAATTGCCAAGACAAAAGAATAGGAGATTCTCTCAGGCCCAAGATTTGTATAATTTTACGGTAGTTCCTGAATGAGTAAGTTAAGAGTTCGCACTATTCCCCCAGAGAAAAGACGATCCACTTACTTTCCTTTTGAGGGC